GGGGGGGGGACCGCGCGCGCGCGCGTGATCTAAGATAGCCCCTAATCCTACGATGAATAAAATTGTCAAGGACGAAAGTGGTGACATGATAGAAGGCTCTGAGGCGGTGTTGAAGGGGTCTGTGAGCGACGAGACTGAAGGGTTTGACTTCTGATGTGGTGGGATGGATTTGGGAGCCATGAGGGCGATTCCGCGGATATGGGAGAGAATGAGTAAATGACGTATGAGAGTATATATGCAGAGCAATTACTCATAGTCCGGGAGATGATGGGGGAGGAAGGACCTGTTAATGAATTGGAGGCAGAGAGGGAGGCGGAAGAGCGGGCGCAGTGGCATTATCTGAGATATAAGTGTCGGACGGATTTATATTTTCTGGCGACGGAGGTTTTGGGGTTTAAGGATATAAAGGACAAGCGGGGGAAGAAGAGGATAGATCCGAAGATACATCGGCTTATGGCGGAGAGGTTGCAGAGGGAAGAGGATACTTTGCAGATGGAACCCCGGGGGACGATGAAGAGTGCGTTTTTGAAGGTAGGGATAGTCCAGAAGATAATACAGGATGCGAATGTACGTAATGGGTTATGGAGTAAGACTGCGAGTTTGGCGAGGAAGGAACTGGTGGTTATCAAGCTGCATTTTACCAATCCGAATTTGGTGGCGTTGTTTCCGGATATAATTCCCTCGCGGAAAGATTGGATTAAAGACACACAAGATGAGTTGTGTATGACGAGAGATTCGGAGAGTACGGTCCAGGAGTCACAGGTAGAAGTCAGGGGAGTTGGGGCGACGGTAGCGGGGCATCATTATGATTATCATTGGTATGATGATATTTTGGATCAGAATACTGTCAGGACGGTATCGGGTATTGAAGGGTTATTGGATTGGTGGGAATACCAGCAGTCTATAAAAGACATATCGGCGATTGAGAAGATTATAGGGACCAGGTATCACCTTCAGGATTTGTATGGGTATATATTGCATGAACGATTATTTGATATAAAAAATATATCGATTGTAGATATCTACACGCACAATGGAACAAGATCGGGATATAGTTTTCTGTCGATGAGGGATCTTGCAAGATTGAAGAGGAGAATGGGGTCGCAGAAGTTCTCCTCGCAAATGAGGAATAAGCCGGTAGCTGAAGAGGGAAGGATTTTTTCGGCACCATATCCCATATATGATATAGCGGTTGTTCCGGCGATGAAGAAGTTTTACATGACTGTTGACCCGGCTGCTACCACGAATAGAGAATCGAATCAGACGGGGATATCGATAGCGTTTGTGGATATGAAAGATCCATCCCGCGCATATTTCAAAGAGTGTTATGGGGTTAAATTGAAACCGGCAGCATTGGCGGATGAGATTGTGAAAAAGATTATATTATACCGGCCATTCAAGGTGGGGATAGAACTGGGGTTACAACAGGCACTTCAGGTACTTTTAGATATAAAGATCCGGGAATGGGAAGGTGAAAATGGAGAGTATGTCAGACCGCATTTCGTTCCAATATCTACCGGAAAGACTTCCAAGGCGTTGAAGCTGGAAAGAACGATAGGAGCGATGGTTAAAGACCGAAGGGCATTGTTCCCTGGGAGAAGGAATTCCGAAGGTGATTTGGAACCTATTCCGGAGATGCGGCCATTGTTTCTTCAGATGGATATGTATAATCCGATGTCGGATAAGAATGATGATGACATTGTGGATTCGGCAGGGATGATGTTTCAGACGATTGAACATTTTGCCCCGGCGCACTGGTATAATGTAAAGAACAGCCAGGATGCCCATGGGCTTGATATGGTGACAATACACGAACTGTACGGTTCGCGGAAGAATGAAGGCTGGGGAAAGAAAATAGCCTGTTAAGGAGAGTTTTTGTATGATAATGACTGATTTGGGTAGAGGAGTGAGGGTTTGTGATGCGGATAGAAGTTATTTCAAGGTAAGAATACCGAGTAATAACAATCATACGGTCCGGGTAGAAAACGGGAAGATACCCTTCCATGAAGAAATGACTTCCGCGCAAAGAGAAGTTATAAAAGCGAATATGGGTGAAGCACCTATTGTAAAAACTGCTGCCGAGAGAGCATTGGAAGAAATACGGACAGGAGAAATACCGAATTTGTATAAAAACCTGGTGAATAAAGATATCGTACAATTTGCAGATGAATATATTGACGGTGATGAATTGATACAGATAACTGCCAGTCAGTTGACTGAATTAAGGGAATCTGCCGGTGGTGGAAGTGATGATGAGATATTGGCTGAATTGGCTGCAATGAGAGAGCAGCTTGATGAATATAAGAATCAGATCGAAGAGAGAGACGGAATCATAGGACGATTGGAGGCTAAAAATGATAAACCGGCAGTTGTTTTTACAGATGATGGCGCAGATGGAACCGGAGGAAATGGGGAGACTGGTGTCACAGGCGACGGTACAATCCCCGCAAAACGGACTTCTGGACCCGGGAATAAAAAAGGGTCTGGTAAAAAGAAACCCGGTTCAAGTAGGAAGTAGGGTAAGGCGGTAATGGCTCTCTATGCGTTCATATGTGACAATGAAGATTGCCCGGTAGAATCACGTGAGGAGTTCATGTCGTATGACGACTATCATCTTCCGGTGTGTGATGAGTGCGGCAGGGAAATGAGACGAAATTATCGGAACAGCAATTTTTCATTTCAGGTAGATTTCCGCGCTGGGTTTGATGTGGGTCTTGGAGAGTATTGTAATACGGCGCGGGAAAGGGACACGTATGTTGACATACATAACTTGGGGAAGAAATACTAATGTTTAAAAGAAACAAGGAAGCGAAGACTAACAGTAAAGATTATCCCCTCGATCATAAGGATGAGTGGCAAAACGTCAAAGCTGTTGTAGACCGAATCTTCCAGGATACTAAACCTCGCCGGGATAAAATGACTAAGTTTATCAAGATGTACCGCGGGGAATTCTGGAAAATGAATGATCTTGATGCAGAAGACAGCGAGATAATGTATAATCTTCTGTTTACCACTGTTTCCTCTATTGCTCCCCTGGTTACTGATTCCAAGCCAATAACGACAGTTGTCCCTAAGCGTTCTTTTATGCAGAAGATAGCCTCTGCCTACACTATGGCCTTAAAGTACGGCTGGGATACCCTTGACATGCAAATGGTGCTAGCTAAGGGGTGTATCTGGGCTTATATCTGCGGGTATGTTGTATATCATATATTCAATGACCCGACGAAGATATTTGGTGGGACTCTATGTTGTGAAATAATAGATCCCCGCGATTTTTTCGTTGCCCCGGGATATGAGGAAATCTGGAAGGTTCCTTATTGCGGGTATAAGACGTTAAAGCCTATCAGTTGGATAAAAGAGACTTTCCCGGAAATAAAGATAAGACCCGATATTTGTTACACGGGTGATGGAGAGGACGACAAAGAGAAAGCGTATATGTTTTCCGAAGTTGCCGGAATAGCGGATGAAGCACAGTTTGTCAAGGTTTATTGTGTCTGGATGAAAGACCAGTCTCTTGTATACGAAGAAAATAATGTCACTATCACCGATGAAGACGGGAAAGAATCAGAAAAGACTGTGACTGAAGAACACAAGAAGTTCCCTTATGGCAAGTTTATGTACTTCACTGAAACAGAGCGATTGGGAGAAATAGCGCAGGAAGAGCAGCACGGACTTCCTCCGTTTGTTGAACAGATAGATTATTATAACCCTGGAATGTTTTCCGCCATTGGTGAAGCAGATCAGATAGAAGGGCTAGATAAAGAATTAAATCTTACCCTTCAGGCAATAGCCAATTATGAAAGGCTTGTAAGTAATCCTAATTATGAATTTGATACACGATGCGGAATAGATGTTGATACTTTCAAAAGAACATATCGTGAGGGTGGGCAAGTCTTTGCTGCGGATAAAGAACCCGGATATAACGGAACTGCTATTCAACAGATACAAATGGGAACCTTGAATTCCGTTACATACAACATTGTAAACATGATTCCTAAAATCGTGGAAGATATAACGGGTGTGACAGAGACCACTAAAGGTGTGGCCGCGAAGAAAGAAAGACAGTCTGCTTCAGAGTTGGCGATACTGGCAGAAGCATCCAATACCCGGACAAGACTGAAGATCCGGTTTCTTGAATGGACGATAAAACGGATATCCTATCTTCTTGTACGGAATATGCAGCAATATTATGTGGAACCGCAGATGATACATGATATCCGGGATGATGGAGTTGATTATTTAGAGTTTTCTTCACAGAAGAAAGCAATGCTGGATAATATGATTTCCCCCGAAGTTTTGGCCAAATTCGCGGGGAAGGAACCGGGAGAAGTAGATAATCTTGTAGAAGCTGATGAAAAAGAACAGTATGCCGATTATCTTGCCTTCCTGGATGTGTATGATGATAGTGTAAGACCGACAGATCCAATATTCTTTGATTTTGATATTGAAGTAGAGACTGATTCTACTCTTCCGATGGATAAGCAGTCGAGGGCAAATCTTATGCTCAGATTGGGACAAATGAAGTTTGCTGATGCCGAGGCTGTTCTTGAAGTGCTTCAGATTCCCGGTAAAGACAGAATAATTAAAAGATTAAAAGAGCAAGGTGTCGCAAAAGGTGCGGCTCAAAATAAACCACAAGGAGCGGTACGATGAGTGATCCAATGGTACAAGGACCTAATCCAATAAGAGAAAATCTTTCTGCTGCAAATCCCAATGATGCCGCATTTATGGGACAGACAGGAATGATATCTCAGGATATGCCCATGAAAGACTATCTGGAATCTGTGTACAAGTTGCCTATTACTTCTTCGGTGAAGGCTTTTGCTGAAGCTATTAAGTCTCAGCAAGGGAGTCGTTCACCAATGGGAAAGATGGGAGCAATAGCACAGGGCGCACAGGTGCCTCAACAGGGAAGGCGGCCTATGGCGCAGCCACAGATGAATAGACCCGCAGCTCCCCCATTGGGGGGTGGGTTACAAGGAACTATGAATAGAGTAGGAGGAATATAAATTATGTTGTTTAATTATAAGACTATCCCCGGCGAAGTATCCACTTTTATGGATATTGACGACGGACAAGGTGGTCTACCGGCTGAACAATCTGCAATTCCCGCGGACAATACACCTGTACCCGCAATAGCAGACTCAGGCGCAGAACCGTTTTTCGTTTATGATCGTGACCCGGATCCGAAGAACCATCAGAGCTTTAAAACCAAGGAAGAAATGGCTGATGCGTTTCATCATGGGACTTTAAGGCAGCGTGCTTTTACTCAAAAAACTCAGGCTTTGGCGGAAGAAAGGAAGAAGCATGATGCGGATGTTGCAAGATATGATGCTGAATACACTACTTTCCTGCCAATGAAGCAACAGACTGATGGGATGTCAAAATGGCTTAATTCTCTTCCCCCGAATGAACGGGCAAAACTCGAAGGTGAATTAAAGAACAATCGTGCTGTGAGTGATCCGGCATATCGTGAAATGAATGAAAAAATCAAAGCTCTCGAAGAGGGCAAAAAAACGGAAGATGAACAGAGGAAAAAAGACGAGGCTATCCGGGTAAGGCAAGAATCTGAACAAAGGGCGAACACTTTTCTGTCGAAAAGGTATCCTGATTACAACGCAAAGGCCATTGACGATATGATGACTGCGTTGAATGAGGTTCCTGAAGAAGAGCAATTAACCTCTCTCAGAGAAATGCTATATTATTCCGGGAAAGGACGAGGCACAAAGCCAGGTGTCCCTTCTCACCAGAGAGGCAATGTATTTGGTGTAATTACTCCTCCGGGTAAATACAAAACCATGGAGGAAGCTGCTCAGGCTGCCAAGCGTGACTTGGGCTTATAGGAGAATAATTTATGGCGTTAACAATTAACGAACTCAATACTGTATCTGACAAATACTATGATCCGACTATACCTCAGCAGGTATATGAGGATTCTGCCTTTACCGCGATTTTGCAGAGTAAGAACAAAATTATTAAAAAGGGCGGAGAATCGATACAGTTTGGTGTCAGGTATCAGAAGTTAGGTACTTCTGGTAAAACAGGATTCCGTACCAAGGTGGATTTTTCATCGAAACAAACCCGTACCGGTGCAGTTCTCAGTTGGATGCCTATGCAGGGATATACTATGATGCACTGGGACGAAAAGGTTAAAAACCGGGGGAAGTCTGCAATAATCGATCTTCAGAAAGACAAGGCTGTAGAGCTGAAAGAAGACTTTCAGGATGCTTTCAGTTCTATTCTGTGGGGGACTGAAACAGACAGCATAGCTCCTCTCACACAGATTGTTGATTCGGCGGATACCTATGCCGGTATAGCTGTATCCGATGTTGCGGCTTGGGCTGCCATTGAAGACAGTTCTTCGACTGTACTTACACTGTCGTTACTTATGTCTCTTCGGAATCAGGCTACATTTGGGAAACATAAACCGACTCATCATTTCACAACTCTGGATCTTGCCTCAAGATATGAGCTTATGCTTGAACCTAAAGAACGGTATTACGACAAAGACATGGCGAATCTCGGGTTTGATACGGTGACTTTCTACGGGAAGCCGGTAATCGGGGATGAATATGTTTCTTCCGGTGACTGGTACGGACTGGATATGACTGTATTCGAGTTACTTGTACAGGAAGGGAACGACATGAATATTACCCCTTGGTTTTCTCTTGAACAGGCGGGATTCCCGAATGCGATAGCAAAGTATATGAGTTCAGTAATGAATCTTGTATGTCACATCAGAAAGAGCAATTTTAAGCTCACCGCTCTTGATGCGGACCTTTAAGGAGGAACGGTATGCCACAGGAAATTAGTGCAACAATATCCGGCTCTGGTGAAATACTTGTAGGCGGTGATGGTGTTGGAAGGATGAGATGTTTGGCGCATGCTGCGCTGACAGCTTTGACTCCTTATAAAATGTTCTGGAATGAATTTGGTCCGGTATCCGCGGCAATAGCGGATGACACAACTACTTATCGGATAATTATTCCGGAAGCGGCTGTTGCGTCCGGCGCTATATTTGAGGGTGTTGTTTCCGGACCAATTGACGATGTAGTAACACCGTTTCTTGCAATAGCAGTAGGA